ATAGTAAACTCAAAAAGATAATATGGCAGGTTCTGATAATAAGATATCCAATATAATAGGCACTGCTATCCCTAATTGGTTACTTAAACAATTGCAAACTAGAAGTGCTAAAGGACTCCAACTCCAAAGAGACAATGCAAATTTGGAGTATCTTTCTAACAAAACTGCATGGGTAAGGTTAGTGTCTTCTGTTAATTTAGAGGCACAAGAAGATATACGTTACTTCTCTGATCTTATTGGTTATCCTTTGTCAAATCCTGACTCTTTAGCAAAAGATTTCGTGTTACAAGGAGGAACTTCAGTATACACAAAAATTCAAAACGGCGCAACTTCTTATACGCCAAGACAAGGTTTCAAAGAGACCTACTCTATGTTGGGAGAAAAAGAAGTAAATAAGTACGGATATCGCCCAATGCCAGGTTTAACAAGAGTTAGTATTGAAACTCAAGGTAAATTGGGATCTATAAGAATGGCCACAATAGAATTCAAAGTTTGGGACAAAGATCAGTTGGACGTAATGGACGCTTTGTATTTCAAATTAGGTTTTACAATGTACTTAGAATGGGGTAACACATATTACTATCCAACTACTTTAACTGGAGATGGTGCATTATCTTCTACAGAATTATTTTCTTTAGATCCATTTTCTAATGGACTTGTAAAAGAACAAATTCAATTACACATTGGCGAAAAAAGAAGAGAATCAGAAGGTAACTACGACGGCATGCTGGGCATGGTAGTCAACTTTAGTTTTTCTTACAATCAAGACGGCGGATACGATACTTTGAAAATGGCAGGTTTAGGAACGCTAGCAGAAAGTATTAAGATTAACCACCCTTTAAATCTTCCAGATATATTACAACAACAAGTCAACGACTTAAATAATATCTATAAAAAGATTGAAGCAGTAAAGGAAGCTACCGTAAAAGCAGAGCAGGCTAAAAAAGATAGCGAAATAAAGGCTAAAGAAGACGAGGCTAAAAAGAAATTATTAAATTATGATAGTTTAATTGCTGATTTAGATCCAAAAAATGCGTCTTCTAAAGCAAGCGAAGCATGGGGTGATACTATATCGAATAGCACATTTGCAAAATATGCTGTTTCTCCTAGTGATTTAAAAACCAATTCTACCTCAGCAGAAAGTTACGCTGACTGGAAAAAATATGATTACGCTACTGACGATGCAATCTACTTAAAAAAATACGGACTAGCTTTTAATAAAAACACAATTAATGATGATATAGATAGCATTACTCTAAATTATGATTACATAAAAAATAACGTTTTTTCTAATCAATCGCCTGATCAATTAGTTTCCGATATGGCAAGATTTGGCGATACTTTTTTACAGTATGGCCAATTATATTTTTCTAAGAATAGTTACTACGCATCAGACAAATATAAAACAGGTCTATACCCTCAAACTTTTGAAATTAAAATAGACTTCTCTCAAAATAATGGAGTTAAGTATAACAATGATTCAAAAAGTAACATAGCAAAGCATGTATTTGAATTTTTAACTACTGGAGAAATTAACTACGGCTCTTATAAAATGCTTTTAGACAGCAGTAAAAAAGTGGTTTTAAATACTAGACAGAGTCAATTATTACCTGACGACAGAAAATCACCGGATGGTTGGGTTGGAGGATCATATAAAATAACTCAAATAATTAACGGAGAATCAAGCCCTAGTTATGATAGAGCTAATCGTACTGATATCGGCCTTAGCGGATATTATTTGACTTTACATTACAATCTTACAATACCCACTACTACAAGTAAAGACGGAACTAAAAACGTGGGCGGCACTTTAGTAGATAGCGTAGACAAATCTGATGGTACTACCACTTTACCAGTATACGTTAAAATAACAGATAGCGCTTTAATAGATAAAATATTAGCAAATAGAAAATTAGAAATTACAGCTCAATATTTTGATTATCTTAAAAACATAAACAGTCAAAATACAAATGCAGAAACTACTACGGCAGATTCTAAGCCCGCGCAAGGTTCAGATCCATCTCAAACATCGCCTTCTTCAAATACGCAATCTTCTTTGGAGTGTATTCTAAGAACAATACAAGTGTACTCTCTTGTAGACGCTATTAAAAAAGCTAACAATGCATTGGATATTGGATTGGTTCCACAAAAAGTAGATTTAACGACTAGTTTAGCATCTCAAATTTTTAGCGCAGGAATATTCAAATCGTTTATACAAAACTTAATAGACGATAAAATAGACGCTTCTGTTACCATACAAAGATTTGCGAAGTACGGATTTAACGCTTCTTTATTGGCTGGTAGAGAATCAGTAGACATGTTGCCTCCAGTAAACTATAAAGAATTACTAACATCTTATGTAGTTCCTTATAAAATAAATCAAAATTTACAAGACGGCAGTCAGCTAAATCATCCTGTCTATATACAATTTGGTTTGTTATTAATGATTCTTAATGATACTTGTTTACTTTACGATAAAAAGATTGGCGCTACAGATAACACAAGCACCACACCCATAATGTATTTGGATTTCAATCCAGAAACAAACTTCTGTTTGAGTAATCCAAGTCAATTATCTGTTGACGGATTATCTTTCCTAATTCCATTCGAGGGTCAATTTTCAGATTACGTTAAATTGTTTAATCCCGCTGTATTAAACTCTAGTAACGAAATTTTGGCAACAAAAGAAAATAAAGCGGTAACCAAGCTATTTAATCCAGCTTCTTCTAAAGACATTTTCTTGAATAAAATTCCTAAGTTTAAATTTACAAACAGTGGAGATTCAACAGATGCGCATAGAGGTAAAGTTATGAATGTATTGGTAAGTATTGATTATTTATTTGGTATAATAAAACAGTATCTTTCTCAAGACGCTTCTAATAGTTTATATTTAAAAGCTTTAATAGATCAAATATTAAGCGATATGAATAAAACTTTAGGTAGTTTTAATGCATTTAGATTGTATTACGACGATTCAGCAAACACTTTACAAGTAGTAGACGATCAATTGGTGCCAGGTAAGACTAACGAAACTTTAATTAGTAAAACAGGAACTACAGATTTACCTTTGTATGGCGTCGCATCTATAGCAAAAACTTTAGAATTAAAAACTGATCTATCAACAAGAGTAAATAATCTTTTGGCCATATCTGCAAATGCTGATCAGAAAAAACAAGCTTCAAATTCAGTAGACGCAAGTCCTGTAGGAGCTATAAATAATTTTTATTACGATAGATACATAAATAACCGAACTGGATTAACTGACGAAAAAACTCCTGCAAACAACGATACAGAAAAAGAATCTGCAATAAAATTCAATAGCAACGTAGAACAGTTTTACGGTACAGACAAACCGTCTACCGAAAATGTAAATCACGCTACTAACTATTTTATTCAAAGAATGGCTACTAATAAGAATGAAAGTTTTCCTACTCGCGCAGCAGCAATGATTCCAGTATCTGTTAATTTTTCTACAGACGGAATATCTGGATTTGGAATTACTCAAGGATTCACAATACCACAGCAGCTACTTCCTTACACATATAGCGCAAGAGCTGTAAAAGTTGATAAGAACGGAAAACAGGAACTAGACGCTTTACACAAAGTTGGATTTATAACTACTGGAATAAACCATATTATAGAAAATAATCAATGGACCACTTCTATAAAAGGTAGCATGATCTATTTAAAAAATAGATCTGATTTTAATGGAGAGCTCAATAAGAGTCAAGACAAAGGTGGAGTTGCGGTACCGGGTGCAGGAGACGCAATAGATATCATAGGAGGAACTGGTACTTCTAGTTCTAAAGGATCTAAATCTGCAAGAGGAACTGGAAACGCCACGAATAATGCTACTTCTACATCTGCATATCTTTTTGGAACTAGTAAAAGTTTTGGAGATTCCGTATCTCAAAAAGCGCATGGAGCTAGAGACGCTTCTCAAAAAGGTCAATGGCAAAGTGAAAATGCGTGGGATCTATTTGTACCTGCTTATACTCCAGTATATGCATTATTTGATGGAACTATATCAGGCATAAACTTCTACGAAGTGGTTCCATATATTTGGGGATATAGATTCACATTGAATGGCTCTAAAACAAATTCATGGTATACTCACTTAGATAGCGTTGTAGCCAAAGATGGTCAATCAGTTAAAAAAGGAGATTTATTGGGTTACGTAGGCCGGCCTCCAAGACCAGATTATGCATGGGATACTCACTTACACATTGCTTTAAAAGACGGTGTATTATCTACTTACTTAGATTCAACAGGTAAATTACTATGATAAAATATTATCCATCATTCAAGGTCAAGACGAATTTAAAAACTACCGGAAATGAATACGCTTTAAATGGTATTCCTTACAAAGGAGATTACTATGCTACTTACGATAACAAAGTATACAGCGGAGCAGATCCAATTGTCGGACCAAGCGAAGAGTTAGTACCGATAGCTTCTTACGCAAAAAATTCTACTTACTTAGCAGAACAAATACTATCTCCAGAATTAAAAGATTTATTGGCTAGACAAACTAATCTTACTAAACACACTGGAAAAGAACCACTTTCTTATTTTCCAAAACCTACACAATCTGATTACGATAAAGGTTATATTATAAGATACTTCATTAAAAAGATAAACAGTAAAGGATTCGTTACAGAAATATCTCCTCAAGAATACGATGACTTTGTGAATGGAACTGTTTCTTACGATGTGTCTTTCTATTTGGTGGAAGACATATTTTGGAAGTTAACCGGAAATTTAAACACAAAAAGATATTCCCAGTACGATATACGAGAGGGAATTATAGATACAAACAAAAGATTAATAGAAGCGGCTAATGTTAAGTTCATAGGATTGGTAGAGTTCATAGGTGGTGAGTACGCTAAATTTGCAAGACCCACTTCGTAGATTAATTTAATACAATCGATTGGATTGGTTATATTTAGTTCAAATTAAAAGGTTATGTATTTCATTGTAGAAAGTTTGTCGCAATTCGGCAACCTTGATATTAAAGACGAGTGTTTCGTACAGCTTATACCGGGCAACGATAGAGTTCATCCAAAGTTGACGTATCCAAGTTTGCTGTACTACCACGATGGAGAAAAGGGCTATATATTTCCTTTCAAACATTCAGAAAGCTTTTACTTGGATTTTAAAATGGTTCAAGAGTTTTTAAAGCTACACAAAAAAGTATACCTATTAGACAAGAAGTTTCACTCTTACTTCTTAGATTTACCTAACGCTATAGATCTACACTTCGTTAATCTAGATCAAACCAACGAATTTAACCAGTTCGATTGTGATACCAATTTACACCACGATTTTTACTCACGTTATGGGCAGCTTCCCATCACAAACGAATTAATACCTATATCGAAGCACTACGAAAGGTGCCAATGTTTGTACGATTACGTTAAAGGTTACTTTGGATTAGAAACAGATTTACAGACTCAAGAGGACTTCGTTAGCACATACAAATCAGTCGAGGAGAATCCAATAAAGGTAGACGTTAAGTGCTTGACAGATAAGTACCAGATTCACGATCAGAGCTACTCCATACAATCGGATAAGATGTACTCTTGTTATAATCTTTACAATTTAACTGGAAGACCGACAAATTCTTTCAATGGCATTAACTTTCTTGCCATTCCAAAAGAGAACGACTTTAGAAGCTGCTTTTTACCTTCTAACGATTTTCTTGTAGAGTTTGACTTCGACGCTTATCACTTACGACTTATAGCAAGACTTATAGACTTCGAGTGTCCAAAAGATTCTTTTCACATTTATTTGGGAAAGCAGTATTTCGAAAAGGAAGAGTTGACCGAAGAAGAGTACAAAGAGTCCAAAACCATCACGTTCAGACAGCTTTATGGTGGAGTTGATAAGAAGTACAAGAAAATTCCCTTCTTTGCAAAAATGGAAGAGTTTGCTGAAGAGGTATGGAAGGCCTATAAAAGTCAAAAAGGCTATAAGCTACACACCGGCAGAGTTATAAGACCTGATGTTTCAATGACCAAGTACAAGCTATTTAACTACGTGGTGCAGAACCTAGAGACTAAGGAAAATATTTATAAGATACAGGAGATTCAGAATTACCTTAAAAATACGGCAGCCAAAACAAAACTTATTCTGATCACATACGACTCGTTTCTATTTGATTTCAGCAAAAAGGACGGCAAAAAGACACTAGAGGAGATTAAAACCGTATTGGAAACAGGCGAAATGAAGGTAAAACACAAACATGGAACAAGCTATGCATTCTAAACTAATTACAAATATTTATTAAACAAGGTTATGACAGAAACAAACACAATAGAATTAACACCAGAATCGCTTATGAACAAGCTATTTTGCACATTCGCTAAAAAAGAGTTATTAGACGAAAGGTTGCAAGAAATCAATAAAGAATACAAGATCCTATACAATAAGATATTTGTTTTGTCTTCCCCTGAATCGGATGAGTACATGTGTACATACAACATCGAGATAGAAGGGCCGAATACAAAGATACTTCCCAATACAATCCTTTTGCACAGAAAGAAGGACTCAAACACTCTATATACAATTAACGCACTCAATACTTTGATTAAGAGTCTGAACAACGGCGTCCTGGACAATTCGTTCATGGTGAACTGGCCTGACTACAGAAACTCAATACTATTGACCCAAGGCGAAGAGTTAAGAAAGTTGAATACCGCCATCCACAAGATAGTTGCTGTATAACTTTCACTGAAAAATAAATTTTTTTCTTTCGATTATTTTTAGTATATTAGCTATATAATAAATTATTAAACAACAGTTATGGACATTTCTCAATTAAAGTCTAGGCTCGCTTCCCTACAAAATCCAAGAGGCGGACAGAAAAAGGATTTCAGTTTAACAGTCTGGAAACCTACTGTAGGTAAACACTTAGTTCGTATTGTACCATCCGCGTACGACAAATCGAACCCATTCAAGGAATTATTTTTCCACTACGGCATCAACAACAAGACGATGATTTCTCCGACTTCTTTCGGCGAAAAAGATCCAATCGTTGAATTCGCTCAAGGTTTAAGAAAGAGCGACGATTGGCAGTCAGCTAAGAAGTTCGAACCAAAATTACGCGTATTCGTTCCAGTCATCGTAAGAGGCGAAGAAGAGAAAGGCGTAAGACTATGGGAATTCGGCAAGCAAGTCTACATGGATTTGTTGGCAATCTTAGAAGACGAAGACGTAGGAGATTTTACAGATCCTATTCAAGGTCACGACATTACAGTCGACACAGCAGGTAAAGAAACCACTGGATTAATGTACAACACTAGTACAGTAAGAGTTAGAACAAAAGTTACTGCGTTATCAGAAGATGCAGACAAAGTAAAACTATGGTTAACAACTCAACCAGAGCCTAACACTCTATTTAAGCGTTGGTCTTACGAAGACATGAAATCTGCTTTAGGCGCT